ATATTGTTTCAGTTGAGCGTAAAACTCTTTTTCATCGAATTCTGCGATTAATCTGTATGTGTCATATAGTTGCAAACTGTGTTTATCTCTTATAGATTTTACCTTTGTAGAAACCGAATTCGCCACTAAACTGTCGCCGGGTCCGACCGTCAACCCATAAGATACCGGTACCAACGCCGACATCATTTCTTGTGTCATAGGTTCAGGTGCGTCGTCGGCAAATAATATGTGTTGTATTTGTGATTGTAACGGATTGCATCCGCCGCTAAGTGCCTGGTCAGTCATTTTTGCTGCAATCAATATTCGTTGTTCGCTCTCACTTATCCAGTTATTATCTACTAAGTATGCGAGCGCGGGGCTTAATTCGGGCACCGGACAATTGCTAGTTCTCATTAGTTCTGCCATAGCATTTACCGTTCTACTAACTTCTGTTCTGTGCTCGAGTGAACTGGTCATGTAGGTTACCATTAAATATAGTCCATATAGTTGAGCGACCCTTAATAGAAATTCGAACAGTTTTTTGCCATTTACTCCGCCGTTGAGGTATTCAATCTTGCCCGGTTTCGCGTGCGGCGTCAAGAGAAGTTTCAAATATTCCAAAAATTCACCTGTGTCGATTTTGTCTTCATATATAACGCTTACAATTTGAATAAATTGCTTCATTGGTTTGCTATGCGAATGGTCATTGATGTGTAGTAATCCTTTTAATTCTAAAATCGAAAAACCGTGTTTGACCGATTCCGCAATGCCTTCCAAATATTCGACATCGCTCAATCTGGTGATATCGCGCTTGGAAAAAACTTCGTCGCTCGATAATATGCCTTTGTTTCGGTTGTTGTATATAGTCATAAACTCAACCATAAGCTTTGTGCTAACCATTGCGATTTCATTTTTTGATATAGACTTAGACCTGCCCTTAGATCTACGCCGAGACTTACGCAAAGATGTCGACATATATGTATACTATATACATATATTTATTCAATGGTAATGATTTCGTAACCTGATTTTCCCAATACTACATATTGATTACTAGTCAATTCTAGTATCTTTATTTTAGAATCCATAAGTACCAACTTATAGTTATCGTCAAATATAAATGGTTCCGATTGATACTCTAAATACCTGCGCACGAACTGTTTCGATAGAATTTCATTCCCCTCTATATATACCGTCGCGCTCAATTCAATCGGTATCTTATTTTCGAGCGCCGGGTGCGAATACTCAATACTCAGGAACTGTGTAGGTGTCTTAGTCTTCGATAGATTGAAATCACCCCGTCCCTCTATAATAAACCGCGTCAGGAACAGCCCGCCCGTACGAATAGAGACCTGGCAATTACATTGTGGTATGTTCTCGACAATTCGATTATAGTAAATCAGCGGGTCTTCATCACAATCGATTTTCTTTAGAATTTCATGGTACTTATCATCGTACGCACAAACAATCGATAAATAATCATACGGCGGTTCGATGTAATGGGAGCAAAAATATTGGCGGACCGAGTGTACCCCATTTTTAACAGAGTCCGTAAGTTGACGGAATGCCGGGAAGTTCTCCTGCATATAATGGAATGCTTTCCATACATTCATATTGAATATCACATAACATCGCACTATTAACATTCCAGCGCTAATAAACCATTCGCTATACATTTTGATAATGAATATCCGGAAATAATCTTTATATTAAAATGATATAGTAGTTTCAATCATCTATACACAAATAGCATGCGTCTAGTTACAGGAGAACTTATACAAGAGTGTGCCGATGTCTATATAGGAACTATTGGTGATTTCGTGTATAATCCATATATAACATGTCAAACGCATAAACATCTGGTATTGAGCGACCTTTATGGGATGTCGTCTTATGCGAATCCACCTATCGTATTTTGTTATAGTTCACTAATCAAGCAACTCAGTGCCGTCATTCATATATTCGAGAACGCGTTTACTCTGATAACTCACAATGGCGACGCAAACGTGGAGGATGTTTATTATGTCAATTCGATTTTGAACACACCAAACCTAAGAAAATGGTACGCGCAAAACATGAATTATTCGCATGGTAAACTGGTGCCACTGCCTATCGGAATTGCCAATCGAATGTGGCCACATGGCAATTTTTCAGTTATCGAATCACCGAAAATTGCTGACGTATATATGTCATTTGACCTGAATACTAGCCCGAAAAAGCGATCCGAATGCTTGGATGCGCTTAGAGATAAGGTCCCATTTTTGCCGTTTGTTGAACCGACTGAGAACATAGCGCGCCTAGCACAATACAAGTATTGTGTATGTCCCGAGGGTAACGGTCTGGATACTCATCGATTATGGGAGGCACTCTATTTACGGGTTGTACCAATCATGTTGAAAAGCCGACACGTCGAAATGCTAATCAATAACTACTTGTTTCCGGCAATTCTATTGGATAGTTGGCAGGATTTAGATATAACTAATCTACCGTCATATGCTATGTTCCAGTTCCGTGATATAGATATGGACGAATTGCGAAAGAAAATACGCGACATATAATATATGACGGTCGGTCTATTTATTTTCGCAAAGGATCTCCGAATACAGGACAATATAGGGTTACGTACGGCATGTTCTCAATGCGACCAATTATACACCTGTTTCGTAAATCAAACGAGTCCGAGTAATAAGAATGCGACGATGTTTCTACTGGATTGTGTCGATGAACTCGCGCATGACATAGACGCAGTTGGCGGAGAACTTTTCCAAATAAACCTGACTAATTTGGCGTCTATTTCGAAGCGATTGAAAGTTGACCATGTATTTTTTAATTATAATATAGAGTTGGCTGGAGCTTGCGAGCGCACAGGGCTCGAACATACATCGGTAAATGACGCGTATCTATATGAGCCGGGCACAATTTTGAGTGGAGGAGGTACAATATATAAGAAATTCACACCTTTTTATACTCAGGTTCTCCCTAAGGCGGTGGCATCGCCGGTCTACACGAAGAAGTTCGATATGTTGGTTAAGAACACTAGTCGCCGGCACACGGCTTCCAGGGGTATGGGGAGAACTTTAGGGGTCAAGATGCTAAAAAAATCATTGAATTCTCAAAAAGAGTACGGAAAACACCGTGACCAGCTCATGTACGAAACTAGTCGATTGTCACAGCATATTAACTTTGGTACTATATCGATCCGTGAAGTGTATCACGCATTCAAGAAACAGTTCGGTGTCCGTAGCGAATTGATAAGGCAACTGATTTGGCATGATTTCTATGCGCATGTTCTCTATGGCTATCCGGAATCATTTACACGAAAGAGTGACAATAATAAGTGGCCAGGTTCTCGAAAACACTTCGATTTGTGGTGTAAAGGTAAGACGGGTGTTCCCGTGGTTGATGCTTGTATGAGAGAATTGAATGAGACGGGTTACATGCATAACCGGGGTCGGATGATAGTCGCCAGCTTTTTGGTGAAAACGTTGCTGGTTGATTGGCGTTTAGGAGAACAATATTTCGCGAAACAGTTAATAGATTATGATTTAGCGAGTAATAATGGGAACTGGCAATGGATTGCCGGAACTGGTGTGGATTCGATGCCATATTTCCGAATCATGAATCCGTGGACACAATCGAAGAAGTCCGACCCGAATGCCGAATATATCAAAAAATGGATACCGGAATTGGCAGATGTGGAGGCTAGGGATTTACATGACCCGGCGCGTATGAATCCAATCGTCGATTTCAAAGAACAATCGAAGAAATATTTGGCGCTGTATTAAAATATATTTGCTTAGTATATAAATACAAGATGGAGTGGCAGAAGTTTCTAGTGAAGTATTACAAGGACAGGAAGTCGCAGAACGCGGATTACAAGTTTAGCAAGGCTATGAAGGATGCTAGGGGACCGTACAGGAAGCAGCTTTCCGGTGGCGCCGACCCTATCACCGAAACCGCCCCGGAGGAGCCATCCATGGGTGGCAGCAGGAGGCGCAGTATGAGGAGCCGAAGGCAGTTATCGGGCGGTGAGGGTCCGGAGGTTCCGGTTGAGGGTACGCCTGCTCCTGAGCCTCCCGCCGTTACCGGCGGTAAGAAGTCCCGAAGACAGTTATCGGGCGGTGAGGGCCCGGAGGTTGAGGACGCGCCTGCTCCCGAGCCTCCTGTCGTTGCCGGTGGCAAGAAGTCGAGGCGCAGACGCTCCAGCAAGCGCCGCACGTCCAAGAGGCGTTAAATCAATCATTTTGAATTCTATACAAATATTCGTATATAATTCAATAAAACCCTACACCCTAACCCTAGATGTCCAGCGAAATAGTATTCTTATCCGACTTGTTCTTACGACGCGACGACTTCTTCGGCATATTCACGCCATTCATATCCTTAAGACTCGAAATGCTTATCATAGAATCATCATCATTCTCGATATTCACCGTCTTCGTCTTGAGCCCCGACAAGATATTGGTGATGTCCACATTCTTCGGACCCGACATCTCAGGACGAGTCGACCTCTGTTGGGATTCATTTGCGCTAGCCGCGCTATTCAGCTCGATACCCTGCTCACGGAACATCGCCCCACGTCCCGCACTCAAATCTGGACGTCCCGGTGCCTGTGTGTACTGCATCGGCGGCTTCTGGTACGTTCTCGGGTCAACCGGCGCGGGCGGAGGATTACTCGGTCTCTGGTTATTCAATAGCTCACTCGCGAATGCCATTCCGGGCGCCGTCTGCTTCATCGAGTCAACCGTGGCATTAGTGAACATTCGCATGAGTTCCGGTGACTGCTTAATAACATCATTGAATCCGGGCGCGGCAGTAGAAAGCGCCTTATTACTGAAATGTACCACACTCGCACTGAATCCCAAACGCAATAACAAGCTGAGCTCAGGGCTCATCTTCCCACCCTTGTACTTCTCATGTAGCTGCTCGAAAATCTCGCCATAACTATCGATATCCTCACTGATCGACTCACCCCATCCATCGAGCGAAACGCCGAACGGATCAAACATAGAATTTCCATACTCAATCGTGTTTACCATCGTAATCAACCAATTCTGTTGAATCTTGACGGAATCGCGCTTGCGCTTATCCTCTAGTGCTCCCTCGTACTCGTCCTCAATCTCCTCATAACTGGAATCCATGGTGAGGCGCGACATACCCTTGAGCACACCCTTCTCATACCACTGCTCTAGATTCTTCAACATGGCACGCTTCTTACGGCGCTTCTCGCGCTCGGGCATCCCAGCGGACCGGTTCGTATCGTCTCCGCCAACCGGCACCTCATTTAGCTTAGAGAATCCATCCCAAGTTTTCGTATTTCCAATTCCCTCCACCGTCGCCTGGCCAATCTTGGGTTCATCGGACCTCTTTTCGGACGCCGCCGCCATTCCAAAGAGACTAGCACCAAACCCACCGATGCTACGACTTTCGGTGGAAGAGTTCGTGGCAGACAGTTCATGTAATTCGCTCTCCAATTTATCCAATTCACCTAAATCAATGCGCGTCGACGCCGAACTGCTCTTATTTTTTTCATTCATCAATAATTCAATTCCAGAGCCAAAATTCGAACTGCCTCCACCTCCACCGAGGTTCAAAGTAATCGGCTCAAGTTCAGATAAGTCAAACTCTTCCATTGATTTTATTATTATATCACAAAAATTATGTTTAAGTTCTACGCGTTTAGATTAATATATTGTTTCGTTTCATGTACCATACGCCTTGTAAAAAACAATCCGCTAAATCGTCCTTCTTTTTTGTATCGAGAACATGCTTCCATTCAGCGAATTTATTCATTTCTAATAGCCGGGCACAGTGAAATACGGCATCCTTTTTGTGTTTCGAATATTCCGACCCAGCCTCTTCACTATGCTGCGTCTCAAACCCTTTCAATTTACCAGCAGATGATAAGAACTCGATGACTACCCCATTTTCGCGCGACATAATAAAATACTGTGCTATCATGCCCTGTATAGTCTTCATTCGTGTGGCAATCGGTGATATCTGGTTCTCGATAACAACATGAGTCGCTGTTTTGAAATGCTCGATTTTATCAAATTCGGTCTTCATGTTCCTACCGATGGTAACCAAATCCAATTCGCCGGCTGCCATCCGCCGGTTGACTATCTTTTCTAGCATCTGGTCATTAACCTTTTTCAATATAGCGGGTTTCAGGTCGGAAGGAAGAACTGTGGTAATATTATTTTGAGTTACGTACTGTTTCAAATCGCCAATCTTCATGCTCTTTAGAGAACGTGGCATCAAAAATTCACTCGATTTTGCGTGTTTTTCACAGAAGTGCTTGGTGTCTGTACCATTCCCTTTTGAGTACTTCGCCTTCTTACCACAGACGCCCGATTTCTTATTGAGACATGAGCAAGTTTCGGTGGGAGGCTCGGCATCCATCAGATTGAGAACATTCCAATCCAAAACCGAATTAGAAGCGTCAAAAATACAATACGCTAAATTCTTGATACCCACGTCAATACTAATTAGTCTCATAAATATAGAATAGGTGTGTATTATTCTATATTTATTTTAGTGTTTTACTATATTCTTTTGCAGTATAACTACGGATCACGTCCGCTTTCTCGGTCATGTACTTCCTATAATCGGTATTGGTCTTAATCGCATTACTCTGGACTAGCTTGGTGTTGTCCGCTTCGAGCGGCTCCGTTTTTTTCCCATCATATGGAGTCATTTTTATATATTAACACATTATTTTTTAGACAACATCTTCAATAATTCGACCTTGTTGAGTTTGCTTGCGTCGCTACACAATCCTTTAGAAATAACCGTGGTTCTCAGTTCACCCACTGACATCTTTTTATAAACGTTAATGTTGCTGTCGTCACTGGCCGTAGCGGTCCCGGTCCCGGTCCCGGTCCCGGTCGTGGCATTATCGTCCTGTAGTACTTTAAGCACTTTGATTTTGTCAGACTCGTCGTCGTTAAGCTCAGCAACTGAGGATTCATCCTCGGAATCCGACTGGCGAGAATCGTCATTTTCGCGAATCGGGTCAATCTGCTTCAGCGTACCAATGTCAATCACTTTAACACGGTCTTCATCCTCATCCTCATCCTCATCATCATCATCATCATCCTCATCCTCGCCTTCGTCCTCATCCTCGTCTTCGTCATCCTCATACTCATCGCCCCCCTCCTCGTCGTAATGATCCTCATCTTCCTCACGACTCATACTGATTGGGCAACTGTCAGGCGAATTCAATCGACCTTTCAACGCAGTCAATTCTTTGGCAAGGTTCTGAACGATATCAAACATCGTATCGCTCTTCTGCTCAATCGTAGTAATCCTCTGCTTAAAGTGATAAACCAACAGCATCAACAATACAAATACAACTCCTAAACTAAGGAAAAAAAACGATTCAATCATTCCGAACGCGCTCATATAGATTTACTATATTGAAACATTTAAATGGTATGCTTCTAAACGAATAAAAGAATATATAATTAATATATAATATGGAAACAATTCAGCCAAGATACGAGACATTACAAAGAACCGAATCATTTAGTGATAAAAATTACATCATTTTAGTGCTCACCGGACTTTTGGTATTGTCGTTTGTAGGAATTAATGTATTGGATCTCGCTAGTAATCTTATTAAAGCGGTAACGTCGATTGTTGGTCCGCTAGTCGCCCAGTTATTGGCGGCGATTGGCTACACGACTGGTACTGTGATTAATAAAACCGCTGATGTCGCGTCTGATACGGCGAAAACTGGGATTGATATAGCGGAGGGCACCGTACAAGACGTAGGAAACCTTCTAATATCTGCTAGCACTGGAATGAATAAACCATTGGATGTTGCTATAAATCGTTCTAAACACGCAAAACCGGACCACGTTCCTGATTCTACGGAAAACCCGATTCAGAATCCGATTGCTAGGAAAAAGGGCGCTTGGTGCCTAGTCGGCGAATACAAAAACAAGAGAGGATGTGTCGAAGTATCGAACGCGAACAAATGTATGTCACAGCAAGTGTTCCCAACACAAAATATGTGCTTAAATCCAGCGCAAGGGGCATAAAGATAATCGATTATTATTATATAAATAATAATAATGGAACCACAAATGATACCATCGTCCGCGTTTATAAAAATCGGACAAAATCTCATTGCGCAACCACTAGTAAAAGCAGCGGTCGTTCGGCGTATGCCGATGCCGCAAATTGTCGATACCGAGGTATCCGCCTACGATATATTGAAGGAATGGGCATGTCTCGTAGTCGAATATTTTGGTGAATATATATGATCTAGGTAATCGTTATCTTACCCGGATTAACCACAGGATTCGGAGCGGGCGCTGGCGAATCATTACTCAAAACAACAGCATAAGAGCAATTAATAGGAGATAAATCACTCGATACGTTCCCAAATGAACCAAACACCATATCAGTGGATACACCCATATCATTAACAACTAGATTGGTCACACTTGACATTCGTAATTCATATACAAACCCTTTTTCCGTGTCTAACTTAACCGAAAAGTTCAGACATCCTAGGTAAGCGACACAACTAAAAATCGTACGACTTGTATTGGAAGTAACATGAACATATTTATCAGAAAACGTGGTAAACGTACGGTTAGAGCCAGGAATCGGTGTTCCGTTATAGTAAACACAAAAAGTAACGCGCTCGATTCTATATGTTGCGCTATATACGCTAGTATCAGAAGCGGAGTTGGCTGAAACATAAAGTCCAATGGGAACACTAATATTGAAAGTTCTAGTTAAATTATTCGGGTTATTTATTAATATGTTAGAAATTTTTACAGTAGAGTAGTTCGCTACTAGGACGTTATTTTCAGAGTACGATTCAAATTCTGAATTTATGTCCGGGTTCAAGTTTGCGTAATTGTCAACATTAGAAGCATAATTATATAGCGGAACGGATTCGTTGTATTGAAGTATAGCAATTGGTCCAGGTACATTGGAAGACGATGTTGGTGTGGGTAGATATAGGTCGAGAGGGCATATATTATTGTTACCGGAAAGATTGAACAACATGGCGTATTTACCCTTTTTCGTCATTTGACCGGTTTTTTGCGAGTTACTCTTTCTATATTGAAGTATTTCCGCTTTTCTTCGCATATCTATTTGGTCTTTTGTATATCCAATCGCCTTCGCGCCTTCTGGTGGAGAAGGTATCGGAAAAACGCAAGGCGATACAAACGACCCGGGATTAATACCAAACAACGTCGAACCGGATTCAATACTAATTAAATTACTTTTAGTTATTTTCAAACGGTTTGCCGAAGTGACGCTCCAACTGTATCCATAACTCTGAGTCTTTTCATTTAATGTGTAAAGTAGATTGGGAGTACTATAAAAAATAGCTTCGGACATAGTGAACTCTATCCCGTCTATAGTAAAACCGTTATTGCTTGAATCGAATATTACAGGCACAGTCGGCGCAATTATTCCGGTATATTCAGAAGAATTGCCGGAACCATCTTGAAATCCCAATCCAACAATTGTAGACGAAAAATCAATGGATACGCTGCTTGGGTTTGTCAGCGTTATTAGATTCGTATAAATTAGATTCTTAGTTATAGCTAATCTATTCGATGAATTTATTACCCAAGTGTATCCATAGTTGCTAGTTAACGAATTTAATTGTGCGAGTAATGTCGTTTCGTCTTCATATGTATCTGCACGTATAGAAAATGATATATTATCTATTTTAATAATATTTTTGTCACTGTCAATTATCATTGGAAATACAGGGGGATTTAAACCATTATAAAGAGACGTAACGCTCACGCCACTAGAAAGTCCTAATGCTGTATTAGCAGACGAACTAAATAGAACAATACCAGTAGAATTATTCACATCAATCGCGGAATTCGACCATACATAACCATTCGAGCGTGTAAGTAAATTCAGGTTATCTATTAAATCAATCATTTTGTAGTTTGCGGTTGGTATTCTGTATTCATTCCCTGCTATTTTTATAAAATTATTCGCGACGGTGGCATTATATATCGAAGGTACTAATTCATAAGGATTACTGTATAATCTACCCTCATACCGATTCGCTGGTTTTCGCAGAAGCGCGAGCTGTCTGCGTTGTTCAAGTATAGTACATATGTTACTAGTCATATCTACTATATTACATTATAATATTATCAAAACCACTTGCTGGATAAATAATCAGAAGAGACATCTACTACATCCATTACCGGTGCTGGTTTCAGATTCGGGCCCAACATTGTAATGTTGGATATCTGGAACGCGTTTAGGGCACGGTCGAAATACTGTAGGTTGGAAATTTGTCCATTAAATCCGCCATTTCTGCCGACCCATACGTCGCCATAATTCTGCTTAGGAACATTCTGGAACGCCACGCGCTGTTTTAACATTCCGTTGATGTAAACGTCAAGTATCTTGTTCTGTAAACGAAGCGCTACGTGAATCCACTTCTTGAATGGGATATTGGGAATGACTACCTTCTCGGGACTTCCGCTGCTCACGCTATCCATGACAATGGTCATGGTGTTGGTTTGTGATGTGCCAGATGTCTCGGTGCTTAGATAAACTCCGGGAGCATTGCTACCAGATTCCATTTGTCCGCTATAATCGGGATTAGATCTAGGGGTTGTTGCCTTTATGGCATTGCCCGAAAGTCCTTTGCTAAACACGTGACTGAATTTCTTATCTTCGTTAACCGGTGAATCAGATTTCATCCAGAGTGACCAGGTATATTCCATACCAGTGGTCTGATTGTTCGAACGGTAGATAGTAACCGAGTCCGCTAATTTCGGATTTTGTTTGTATTGTTTCTGTTCGTTGCCGTTTATTATTCCCTTGATTACATAAGGGCTTGTATTCGGCTGAAGGAAATAACTGATCAAATATATTCCTAAATTCATAAGTATCAAAAATGCCAAAAGTACAAAAATGAGGAATACGAATTTGGCAATTAATGTATTCGACTGTAAAAATTCATTGCTCGAACCGACTAAATCCTTAGACGCGAAATCCTGGACCGAACTATTTACCGTACCACGCACGTCACTGATTGCAGTTGCTGCGTTTCCGAAAGTATTAGATACGGCCCCAATAGAATTAGATATACCATCTTGAATCTGTGGAACCTGTTGTGCTATTGGGACATTCAAATTCATCTTATATAATAACATAGGATAAATTTTATTAGAGGAGACTATACGACGATGTTGCTACATTGTCTTTTAATATGGATAAGTTCACATTGTAATTTCCAACAGCGCTCTTGATATCAGACCCGCTGTTACCCTTTGCGTAAGTACTCCAGATATCCTGGGGTCCCGACGTTTTGGGGATAAATTTCGCATCGGCGATATAGGTATCGTGACCTTTACCAAACCTAACGGGTTGGGTGCGGTCGACGGAATTAGCCGCGCTAGTTTTCACCGATTTAACCAACTTGCCATCTAAATATAAATCGCAAATACCACCAGAATCTATGACTGCCGCAACAAATACCCACTTTTGAATAGGGAAATTGTTCGTAATGTCAATTGCGCCAGATATCGAATTAATCCCACCATTCGCCTTATCTAAATCGGCGACTTCGCCACCAGATGCTGCGTTCGGTCCAATCTTACATTTTAATGTGGCCGTATTCGAATCTAAATATAACAAAATATCACCGGTTCTCCCCATTATCATCTTATTAGAACCAGTGCTCCATACATTAACGTAGGTCCATATGCTATAAGTGCGATTAAATGCTTCGGGCTTAGAAAGCGCAGTCACCGGAATATCGGGGATTCCATTCAGAAGATTCGCCTTGGTTGCCAAGGCCGCTTCACCAGAGAAGAACTTGCTGAAAGTAGACATTAATATTATTACAACTAAAATAACACCAAGTACTATAACTAAAGGATTCATCTATAAAATTACTATATATTATTTATTGGAGGATTACGGCCATTTAATAAATTGTATGCCGCTGTTATCTGGCGAAGGGATAGCGGTTCGTCATAATAATTCAAATTACATATTGCGCCATACAATCCATTATCTTCACCGACAATAAACTGGTCGGTTGCTTCGTTATACTTTGGTATGCACTTAAACGACCTTTCTAAATGACCATTTAGAAATAAATCAACAAAATCGCCGTTATAATTAAATACAAAGTTGTTCCAAACCTGACTGGCAATTTCGACTTCATAACTAAATCCTGGCGCAACCGTAATTCGGTACGTATCTCGGAATTTCTGCTTGTACGAATCTACCGCACCTAAAAATTCGATTCTCGGTTTCCAATCGCCGTCTTTGCTTCCATATGAGAATATATTTGTCTCGCGATTCGATTGATTTGCTCGCTGATTTAAAAACGTCCATAGAGAAATGGCATATCGATTCGTTTTTAGCATAGGAGGGTTACTCGTCAGTTTATCTAGTTCCGGTGGAATGATTACATTCTTGTACACATATTTCGAATCAATAAATACAACGTCATTTACTATTGTAGTTCCTCCTAAATTAATTGCGATTCGTGGTATATGCGAAATCGCAACGAAAACCAATATAAGCATTATTTCAATCGCAAATAGAATGAATACAACTGGTGGGGTCAACCGGAATTCGTCTTTGACATACGAGACAAAATCATTAATTACACACGGCAAATAGAAGATTAAATCGACTATAAATCCGGCAAATCCCGACATATTGCGAAGTGAGCGATAAACGCTATTCACTAGCATTGCTAGTCCAACTAAAACACAAAGCGAACCAATGATGTATGTCGAATACTTGAATATTTGGTCATGGAATGAACTGGTAGTACTATCAAACTGATAAACTATTCCGACAAATACAAGTGAAACCAACATTGCGATACCAATCCCTTGTGAGTCATTTGACCGAGTAGATACCACATTATATAATAGTAATCCTGTAATGAGAGACATTGACATTAGCACATATGTGTACTTGGAAGCACTGCTAATTTCTTCGGAATTTAAAATCCAATATATCGCTACTAGCAAAATAATATTTGATATGAATAGCCACAGATAACTTTTATATCCACCTGTGTTTGATAATAAATCTTTCAATGGAACAGCCATTCAATAGTTATAATATATAAATATTAAAACTCTTGATTTTTAAGTATTATTACAAGTTCTCTATTGCGGTCTTTTTCCCGTGGCAGTCGCGACATAGCGCTACTAAATTATCCACGTGATTACTACCGCCATGTTCTAAACGTACGGTGTGATCGACCTCGAACCATGCCGGCAATTGTTTGGAACAATCGCCACAGTGCCAATTCTGCCTAGCTGCCACGAATTTCTTCTTCGTTTCGCTCACAGACCGCTTTGTGGATTTTCCACCGGAATTAAGTACCCGCGATTCGTATTGTGGTTGAATGGTCGAACCACCACCACCACCACCACCAAAGTCCCGCTTTGCCGTGAAATCTAAGATCGGTGAAATGATACTGGCGGTGTTCTTGTCCACCGGTAAATACTTGATATATTCATTTGACGCAACTAGCATATTCTGCGCTTGTGCCGGATTTTTTCGCATCAACCAGCACAGCATATACCCAAACAGGGCAACGCCAGCCATCTGATAATATTTCTTCCAGGACAATAAAACATGTACGTATTTACCCTCAGTATATATATTCGACATTACGAACACAGTTATTAATAATATTACAAATTCGAAACGCATCCTCCTATATAATTATGAGTATAAATAAATAAAAACTAAGCAAATCAGTATTATTGCGGCGTACAAATAGTGTTTCTTGATTCCAGTTACCTCACTGAGTATAATTGGTTTCGGTCTATATTCTGCGAAGTACGCATCAACCGACTCGAGCAGCGACATCTCATCCTTACCTAGTAGCACATTTATCTTATTATGAATGAAATGAACCCAGCGAACAAACGATTCGCGGCTACCCAAATATGGACTGACTGGATATTTATCCAATAATTGACTAAATCTATCTCCTATATCGGAATCGGGTATAAATAGTGGCATGTTCTGAATCGTATCGTAATATTTACGTTTAGTTACTTCATTTGGCGTTTTCGGATAGGAATGTGCGATTGTATGTAGAAAAAACCAATAATGAGGTCCCCAAACAGTTGGGTCAAATTCCATAATAAAGTATATAGAACACTGGGATTATATATAGCAGAGTTTGATGAATAGGAATAATAATTGTAATAACTGTGGAAAATCCGGACATGTATTTCATCAGTGTAAGATACCCATCACAAGCATTGGTCTCATATCATTTCGTTATAATGAAAGCAGAGAGCTCGAGTATTTATTGATTCGTAGAAAAGAGACGTTAGGATATATAGATTTCATGCGCGGCAAGTACCCGATATATAATAAATGTTATATTCAAAATATGATAAACCAGATGACGATTGAGGAAAAACACCGACTATTAACACTCGATTTTTCGAAACTATGGGCGGATTTATGGGGGACCTCGCATATAAACAATAAATACAAGACTGAGGAGATGGTGTCCCGTGAGCAATTTGATATGCTGAAAATGGGTGTACTAAATAATAACGATTTCTACACATTAAAGTCAATAATAGAGGAATCAAATTCTGGTATTGCGTGGGAAGAACCGGAGTGGGGATTTCCCAAAGGGCGACGTAATAATCAAGAGAAGGATTTCGATTGCGCTGTCCGCGAATTTTGCGAAGAAACTGGATACCCGAATATACTTCTTAGACATATACAGAACGTGATGCCGTTTGAAGAGACGTTCGCTGGGTCTAATTACATTTCATATAAACACAAGTACTTTCTGGCAAATATGGAATTCAAAGATACATTGAATATGGAGAACTATCAACGTTCCGAAGTCAGTAAAATGGAGTGGGCTACACTTGACAAATGTCTGAAACTGATACGACCATACAATTTAGAAAAAATCCGTGTGATTACGAATGTAGATAAGTGTCTGAAAAAATATAGAATCTTTCAACTGTAAATATATAATCGTATAGTATAGATGCCGCCGGGTCTAACAATCAAAATAAAGGAGATCTATCAGTTGGATAAGGACCCGAAAGACCCGACCATACGATTGATGAAACAGAGTATGCGAGACCAAATCAAAACGCAGGAGGAATTTAATGAAAAATACGTTGGTAAGATGCCGGGTAAGATTCCTTCTACGGTAAAGGTGGTATCAGATGCCGAATTCAAAAGGATTATGGGTAAAAAAGTCGCGCCGAATAAAAATTCCGTTACAAAGAAATCAGTGCCAGCGTCAGCGTCAGTGCCAGTACCTATAAACGCCGGAATTCCACAATATCGAAAAAATCAGACAACCGGTAATCAAGAATTGAGACGATATATACAACTAGATTGGGTAAATAAAGACGACCATTCCAAAGGTAAAATTATCAAGGAAAGTTTCAAGCAATATCTCATAGCGCAAGGTATTTATGAAAGCAACTACGCAGCAAAAGGTCATATTGTGAGCGACGAATCGGCAACAGGTGATAAAAAACAATCCGATAAACCGACTATTGTGTCCGTCGTGGAAGCGCCTAAGACATATAAACGCGCGCCGAAGATTGTCATCACTGGAACACGAGTCGATGAAACAGACCCGGTCGAGAAAACTCCGGAAAAGTCACCAGAATCG